TCAGGAGATCATGAGTGAGAGTCTTTCTTGACCTAGACGGCGTCTGCGCAGACTTCAATAAGAGCTTCTCCCGACTCTCGGGAGGAGTACATCCCGCCGACTACAAGGCCGAGCACGGAAGCCAGCTATTCTGGGACCTGATCGACTCCGAGCCGGACTTCTTCGACCGGCTGGAGAAGATGGAGGGTGCTCACGAGCTGGTCCTCGGGATCCTGACGATCACCGGGGATCTCCCGATCGTCCTGACGGCCTGCCCGAAGACCAAGAGGACAACGTCGGCGATCCAGAAGATCACCTGGGTCAGGGACAACATCCATCCCGGAGTCACGACCATTACGATGCACGGCGTCAAAGGACCCTACTGCGAGAATCCGGGAGACGTCCTCATCGACGACTTTGACAAACACAAAGACTCCTGGGAGAAGCGCGGCGGGATCTTCATCCACCACCTCTCGGCGAGTCAGACTCTGGCTGAGCTCGAGAAGGTCACGGGATTCCAGCCGATCAAGGCCGCCGTCGCATGACGATCTGGTTCTGTAGCGATCACCACCTGTTTCACCAGGGTGTCCTGAACTTCAAGCGAAAGGACGGGACTCCTCTCAGGTCGTTCTCCTCGGTGGAGGAGATGAACGAGACCATCCTCCAGAGACACAACGAGCTCGTCCATCCCTCCGACCACGTCTACTTCATGGGAGACGTGACGTTCAGGACGGGGAGGGAGTTCGACGACCTGTTCAACAAGTTCAACGGCAGGAAGCGACTCGTGGTCGGGAATCACGACGCGGTCAAGAACATCACCAACCACTTCCAGAAGATCTCCTGCTGGAGAGTCTTCAACCAGAGCAAGGACGAGATCTCGTTCACGGTGTCCCACGTCCCGATCCATCCTGGGAGCGTCAAGGGATCGTTCAACGTCCACGGCCACACTCACGACAACGACGTCACGGACGAGAGCGGGATTCCCGACCTCCGGTACGTCAACCTCTCGATGGAGAAGACCGACTACAGACCAATCTCGTACGACCAGCTCCAGCAGGAGATGCGCGAGAGACTAACGAGACAACAGGAGAACTGACATGGACTTCTCAGACGCACTGAGGCACGTCAAGAGCGGCGGTCGAGCCGCTAGATCCGGATGGAACGGGAAGGGGATGTTCGTCTTCCTCGTACCCGGGTCGACCTTCGAGGTGAACCGGGAGCCTCTGCTCTCGATCCTAGGCGAGGGAACCAGGGTCGACTATCACGGGCACGTCGACATGCGCACGGCTAACGGTCAGATAGTCCCGTGGCTCTGTAGTCAGACTGACCTGCTGGCAGAAGACTGGGAGATCGTGTAGTGCAGACCCGCGACTTTTGTTTCTGGCTCCAGGGATATTTCGAGATCCTAGGAGAATCCAACCCTCTGACGGGCGAGCAGGTCGACATCATCAAGCGTCACCTGAACCTGGTGTTCGCCCACGACATCGACCCGAAGATGGGAGACGAAAAGCACCAGGAGAAGCTCAACCAGCTTCACAAACCAGGCTTCTCGTCCGATATACTAGTTCGCTGCTAGACGACCTTTCCCGAGCCTCCCGAGGAGCTCAGGTGCGGGGCCACCGGTCCCCAGATCCCGGGAGCGGGAACTTGATTCCCGTTCCTGTCCCTGATGGGCCAGTAGAAGCCGCTGAGGCCGAACCTGGGACTGGACGAGTTGTAGTTCTCGATCCTGACCATGTCCCCCTCGTTTCCGCCGAGAGTGGAGATCAGTCCCCGATACTCGCCATTGTAGAAGCCGACGTGACCCAGGCCCGAGTTCCTGGAGTTTCTCCAGAAGGTCACGATGCATCCGAGAGCCGGCCGGTCCAGCTTCCTGAAGTTGTTGTGACGCTCGAACGACCTAGCGGCAGCCGACCGGGTCCCGTGGATCCCGACGGACTCCAGCATGGCGTTCGCGAAGATCGCGCACCAGGGGTCGCCCTCGGAGCCGCAGCCAGCCGCCTGGATGTATCTCCTGATCGCCGGTCCCCTGTTCTCCGGAACCTCCCGGACCCCGATCTCCTCGCTGGCGGCCTCGAACCAAGGCGGTATGAATGTCACTCTGTCGTCTCCTGTGCCTGAAATGGTGCTTAAGTATTTAAGAACGACCCGATTCAGGGATACGGAAGATGAAGAAGAGATCGAAGGAAGTCGTCAAGCAGGAGGACTTCTCGAAGAAGATCCAGAAGCAGCTCGACAACATGATCCTAGACTCGGACGACGACAACCTCTCGGTCCTGGGAGCTCTGTTCCTCCTGTCGTCTATCCGGATCTTTCAGGCGAAGAAGCCTGACATAGCCTTCGAGAAGATAGCCGAGAGGGCGGTCGTGATCCACCATCGGGGACGCACGAACGAATCGAAGCGCCTGGGATACAAGGAGAACGTCTCCAGGAACTCGAGGTGGTGGACCGTTGAGGAGGGCTAGAGACGTCTTGCGGAACCTGAGTCCGGAGAGGCGACTCAAGATAGAGAACAGGTTTCGAGAATTAATGATGGAGCTGGAACATGATGAAGTTCATAGAGAATATCAGGTGGAGATGGCACGTCTGGACCCACGACTACCACCTGATCAAGACTGACCTCGAGCCTCACACATATCACGACTACGACACTCGTCTCATCCACGGGACATTCAAGCTCCTGACGGAGTACGTCGAGGAGGCCGGCGGCATCGACGGGTTCGTGGGCTCGGAGGGGGATGAGAAGTGGTCGTTTGACGCCTACGTCTGGTGGACTCACGATCGGCCGAAGATGATCGAGGAGATCGAGGACGACGAAGAGGTGGGTCTCTACACCTCCGCTTCTAAGAAGAGGCAGGAGGTCTACCAGACGGACAAGAAACACCTGACCGAGATCGTCTCGAACATCGAGAAGTTTTGGTTCTAACTGAGAGAGTGTAACATGAACGTAGAACAACTGAAGAGCCTGCTGAAGACCTCGATCGTGAGGATCGAGTTCCTGAAGCACAACGGCAGCAAGCGGGTGATGCTCGCGACCCTGAACGACGAGTACCTCCCCTCGAAGGAGGGTGACGGCGGGATCCAGCGAGCCCAGAACAACCAGGTCGTCTCCGTCTGGGACACCGAGCAGAACGGCTGGCGCAGCTTCCGGTTCGACTCCCTGATCGGAGAGCCCGAGGTCGTGAGGACCATCCCCAAGACCCAGCCGATCTCGCAGCGAAGGAAGGTGGCTGACGAGGCCACTCAGGCGCCGGAGAAAGAAGTCAAGTGACGGACATCGTCCTCTACACTAGGCCGGGATGCTCCAGGTGCGACGTCCTCAAGAGCATCCTCGGCACCAACGACAGGTCCTTCGTTGAGGAGGACCTGTCCGATCCCGAGACGCTCGCCAGGTGCAAGAAGGCGTATCCCGCCGCCCGCGTCCTCCCGGTGGTAGTCCTGGACGGCGTCTACCTCGGGACCTCCGAGGACCTCCTCCCTCTCCTGAACTGAAGACTGGAATCGTTCGTCATGGGAATAGAATGGAACTCGATCTCCCGAGAGGCCAAGGGAGGGACCGAGCTCCTCTGTCGAAGGATAGAGAGAGACGTCGATCCTGCCCTGCTGGACATGGTGCAGATCGTCCCGAGCCGACTCGAGGGAGAGCTGGACCCAACCAAGATCCGGATCTTCTACGGTCACGACCTGGCCGGAGACCCCGAGTCCGACAAGATCCTGGGTGACCAGGGCTGGAGGAGGTTTCACGTCCTGGTCTTCGTCAGCCACTGGCAGATGAACGCCTACGTCCTCAGGTACCAGATCCCCTGGTCCAGGTGCGTGGTGATCCAGAACTCGATCGACCCGCTTCCCGATCGGGACGGATGGGTTCCCGGACAGCCCTTCCGGTTCGTCTTCCACACGACCCCTCACAGGGGACTCGACATCCTGGTTCCGGTGTTCGAGAAGCTGGCGGAGAAGCACGACGACGTCACCCTCGACGTCTACTCGTCCTTCGTGATCTACGGCGAGAAGTGGACTCACAGGAACACTCCCTATCAGGCCCTGTTCGAGAGGATCGAGACGCATCCCCGGATGTCTTATCACGGCGCGGTCTCCAACGAGGAGGTCCGTCAGGCTCTCCTCCAGTCTCACGCCTTCGCGTATCCCTGCACGTGGCCGGAGACGAGCTGCCTTGCCCTGATAGAGGCGATGAGTGCCGGTCTTTTTTGCTTTCATCCCAACATGGGGGCGCTCTTCGAGACCAGCGGCCTCTGGACCAACATGTACCAGTTCAACGAGAACAAGGACCAGCACGCCGGAGTCCTCTACTCCATCCTCGACGACTTCCTCTCCAAGAGAGGCGACGAGAGGACCCTGGAGTCGAGGCTCATGGACCTCCAGAACGCCAAGAACTACTCCCGCCTGTTCTACAACTGGCAGACCAGGAGGGGGCAGTGGGAGGCCCTGATCCGAGGACTCGAGGGAGCTCCCCGAGGGTTCGAGTCCGAGAGGATCGTCTTCGACACCTCCAGGAGTCTGTTGAGTTGAGCAAGGTCATCAAATTTCCCTCCAAGTTCAAGACGGATCCCGTCGTTCCCGACTCCGAGGAGGACGGCGAGGACCGGCTGGAGATGGCCAAGTTCGTCTACTTCCACAAGGTCACCGAGACCCTGGTGGAGACGATGGTCGACCAGCTTCACGCCCTGGGATTCGATCCCCTGGACGACGAGCACGATCTGGACTTCACGTTCTTCCTGGAGACGATGACGAGCCTGCTGGCCAAGACGAGGGGGATCTATCACCCCTTCCAGGAGCTGGCGGTCGCCGCGATCACCGAAGAGGGAATCCCCGACAGCGTCAACGTTGAGTTCTCGATGGGAGACGTCGAGATAGAACTGGAGTGCGATGAAGAGCAAGAAGAAACAGATACGACTCCGGAGAGTGAGTAGGGACTACACTCCCCGAGAGTGGTGCGTCTACTGCATCAGCAAGGGAAGTGTACTTCCCTCCTACGTCGTCGACCACTACGTGCCGGACGTCTACGTAGGGATCACAGAGGGCAAGGCCGGCAAGCGATGGAACGACCACAAGGCCCTCAGGAAGAGGGGTGGTCACCGGACGATGAAGATGATCGACGACAACTCGCTCACGTTCGAGGAGGGGTTCTGGCTCCTGTTCGAGGGGACAGAGAGGGAGTGCAGGCTCCTGGAGTACCACCTCAGGCCGAGGAGGAACATGGGACTCAACGGACAGGTCGGGGGCGGGACCAACGAGTTCCGGGTCCACGACAACAAGATCTCGGCGATGGTGGAGGAGTTCCTGAATGATACTGATTGACTTCTCGAACGTGCTGATCGCCAACCTTCACGCCCAGTTCGGGCTCCAGAACCTGAGGGAGGTCGAGGAGGACCTCCTCCGTCACATGATCCTGAACACGCTCAGGTCCATCCGGGTCAAGTTCAGGAACCAGGGAGAGCTGGTGATCGCCTGCGACGGCCGCTCGTGGAGACGCGAGGTGTTCCCCTACTACAAAGCGAACCGGGACTCTTCCAAGAAGAAGTCCGACATCGACTGGAGGAAGATCTTCGAGGTGTTCACCAAGATTCGGGAGGAGGTCAGAGAGAACCTTCCCTACAGGGTCGTCTCCGGACCGGGGGCCGAGGCCGACGACGTCATCTCGGCGATCGTCACCAGGCACGGGTCCGACTCTCCCCTGGTGTCCAACGCGGACAGGATCGTCATCGTCTCTCCCGACAAGGACTTCGGCCAGCTCCATCGCTTCACCAACGTGTCCCAGTGGGATCCCATCAGGAAGCGGGAGATCTCGATCCCCGACCCGGTCGACTACCTCCTGGAGCACGTCATCAGAGGAGACTCGGGAGACGGGGTTCCCAACGTCCTCTCGGACGACGACACCTTCGTGGTTCCCGGGAAGCGACAAAAGACCATGACCGCCAAGAGGCTCGAGGCCCTGAAGAGGGAGGTCCCGGAGGAGGTCTTTCCTAAGTACGAGAGAAATCAGAGGCTCATCGACCTCTCCAAGGCTCCTCGGGAGGTGACCGAGAAGGTCCTAGAGTCGTTCGAGTCGGAGGCAGGAAAGGGCCGAACCAAGATCTTCGACTACTTCCGAGAGAAGAGACTCCGCAACCTCCTAGAGAGTATCCAGGAATTTTAAGATGGTGAAGATGTTATCGGAGATCTTCCGCGACGCGGCGGCTCTCCCGACCCGAGACGAGAGGATCCAGGAGCTGGTCAGGAATGACAGCCCGGCCCTGAGGATCCTCCTGTACGTCGCCTTTCATCCCGAGATCGAGTGGATGATCCCTCAGGGAGCCCCTCCCTACAAACCCAATGTGCTCGAGTGGGACCAGGAGGGACAACTCTACCGAGAGGTCCGGAAGCTCTACCTGTTCCTGGGATCCAACAAGGTGTTCCACGAGCACGTCTCCCCGAACATCCGACCGTCGAAGCGGGAGACCGCGTTCATCCGAGTCCTGGAGACGATCTCGAAGGAGGACGCCGAGTTCCTGATCGCTCTCAAGGACAAGAAGCTGGCTCTCGACCCTCAGGACGCGAGGGACGCATTTCCGGGGATCCTCGACTGATGCCGATCTACACCTTCTACAACAAGAAGACCCAGGAGACCTGGGAGGAGCTGATGACGATCTCGGAGATGGAGTCGACGCTCGAGGAGAACCAAGACTGGGACGTGATCCCGGGAGCTCCTCTCATCGCCTCCGTCGAGCGGGTCGGACAGAAGAAGCCGTCGGAAGGGTTCCGGGACGTACTCCGCCACATCAAGCGAAAGTTCAGGACGAAGTCCGGGGCCACTGATGGAATCGAAACTTTCTGATGCATATTGAAAGTGTCGTTTAAGTTGACGATGCGACCGTCATCATGAGTTCTCAAGAGAAAACGAGAGTCCATGAAGACGACGAGACAGGCGAAGATCCAGACCAGAAAACGCGGGAACAAGGGAAAGGCTCCTGAGATCTCTCTCAGGATAGAGCCTAGGACTCCGCGACAGGCCCGGGTCTTTCAGGAGTGGGACCGCGGCCAGAACCTGGTGCTGACTGGCAGCGCCGGTACTGGCAAGTCTTTCCTATCACTCTTCCTCATGATCCGAGAGGCCGTCGCCCAGGACAAGAGGATCCTCGTCGTCAGGACCGCCGTCCCCTCCCGAGACATGGGTCACATGCCGGGGACACTCCAGGAGAAGATGAGCCTCTACGAGCTCCCCTATCAGTCTATCGTCAAAGAGCTCATGGGTCGGGGAGACGCCTACGACCTGGTCAAGAAGTCAGGTCTGGTGGAGTTCACCACCACCTCGTATCTCAGGGGAATCACCCTGGAGGACACGCTAGTCCTCTTCGACGAGATCCAGAACGCCACCTATCGGGAGCTCGACACGGTCATGACCCGGATCGGGGAGGGATCGAGGATAGTCTTCTGCGGCGACGTGCGTCAGACCGACCTCGTCAAGGGAGAGAAGTCCGGACTGGCCGAGTTCGTCGAGATCCTTCACAGGATGGACGAGTTCACCTCGGTAGAGTTCGACCACTCCGACATCCAGCGCTCCGGGCTGGTCAAGAACTACATCATAGCTAGGGACACTCATGGCCTTCCGGCACGCTTTTTTCCC